AACCGCCTTTCGAACTGTGGTATCATAAGCCTTATAAACCTCCGGCTTAATGTCGTGTTTTTCAATGAGCGTTGCCACCCTCTCATAGTGACCATCAACGGCCTCCGTGAGTTTTTCCTGTGCCTGTTGTTGCCCCGCTTTCTTTTGATCTTCCAGCCGGGTTCTGTTGATAGTTTCGGTGGTCCGGCTTTCATTGTACTTGTCGAGGGCGTCCTCAAATGCTTCGTCATCGTCAAAGTCATCTTTCTTGGGCCGCACCAAAACCGTTGGTTCTGTGGATTTCAGTTTAAGGGCGTCGTCTCTTTCCTGCTTCAACCTCTCAATTTCTTCGTCACGGTCCGAGATCTGCCCCTTCAGCTTTTTCTTTACGCTGACAAATTTACCAACGGGCACATTCTTTGAAGGGTCGTCGAGGTCCTGCTCCCCGCCTTCCTCTTCTTCCATCCATGGCTCTTTATCAGGCACAATAGGATTGCCGTCTGCATCGAGTTCAGGCTCTTCTTTAGCTGCCTGCTCTGCAGCGATCCTTGCCGCTTCTTCTTCTGCCAATCTTGCTGCTTCAATTTCTTCAGGTGTCATCTCAGATTTCTCCTATCTGCAAAGGCTAATCAGGTGCCCCCTGCGGGTTGCGTTTTATCGGGTCGCCTCCGCTAAAAAACAAAAAGCCGGACAAGAGCTAATGGTTTCTTCCTTGCGAATTAAAACAATCGTTCCAGCCTCAAAACTTAATGTAAGTTTACCGTAAAAATTACGGGCTATCAAGTCGGTTATTATTTTAATTATTTTAGTGATATCAACCTACCCTAATCTGCTCAAACAAAGCGTCATCGTCCATGTCTTCAATGCGCTTAGGCGTTTGTAGTTGTATTACCTTCGCCGTGTTGTCCAACTGCTCTCCAACCGTCTCAACCTGAGTCTTTGATATTGTCGCGCCAACTTTTTGAGCCTCGATCTGTACTTTCATTCGCTCGGTCTGGACCTTGAACACATCAATCTGATGCTCCGCCTGAGTATTTTCATTGTCAAGCTGCATCTTAATACCTTCGCGTTTTTCCCGCATAATGTCGGCCATGCCCTTAAGCTCTTCGGCCTTCGCCAATACCATAGCTGCATCAGGCTCCGGTGGTTGCGCCTGGGCCTGCGCTAAGAGTTCTTTCTCTTCGTCTGTCTCGGGTTTCTTTATGCCGGATAACACAAGCTGTTTATTTGCAAACTCCTTGAGATCTTCCATTTCAACGCCGTCTGATAGTTGAATAATTTTAAGCTGCATGGCTTTACGCATCGGATCATCGGGTGCCATACCCGCAAGGACTGTTTCAAGTCGGTCAAGGGTCTGTTCTTTCTGGCTGGTGTATGATGCGGTAATTCGACTGGTGACTTCAAACTCGGCCATTCTCAGATCATTCAGGATGACGACCTCGCCGGTCTCTTCGTCTATGACCGCCTGCATGACTTCAACTTCTTTCTTCGTGCCGTCCGGTAGCTCTACTTTCTCATTGCCCGGCACGTCGTAAATCTCGGACGCCATTGAAATGTATATTTCACCGTCGCGTCGCATTGAGAATTTCTTGTGCTCCTGATAGATCATCGATTGCATGTCGAGACGCGCCTGCAACGCCAAGACAGCTTTTCCGGATGTGTCAGGGTCTGCAATGTCCTGGGGTAATCCGGGGTTAGCTACCTCTCTTATGGCTCCCGCCGATAGTTCTATTGCAGCGGTCAGCGCCGGGGGTATATTTACGTTTGGCATGGTCGCAACTTGACCGATGGGGAGGTCTTCACCCCCGGCATCTTTCCGGTTCTGCAATAAATAGGGGTAATTGTTTTCCGCACCAGCCATCTGATACATATGCTCGAAGCCTGCAATTTGTTCCGGGTAAAAGATGGGTTTTTCCCGGGGGGATCTGGAGAACATATCAGTAAGATAAGAATACGCAAAGTCACGCATCCTTTGTGGGTCTATGGTGGGTCTGACCACGCCCTCATAAACCTCTTCACCTTCGACCAGCGCTCTTTCACCGTACATGGGAACCACCGGGATATTGCCGCCGGCAATCCTCTCGCCGGTCCGTTCCTCGCCAACCATGTCACCGTTCAATATCTCGGCGCCGGAAGCTATGTATTTTCTAACCTCCCAAACTTCGACGGGCTTTTCATCGACGATCTCATAACCAGCGTCCATCATTTCGTCCATGACGTTTTTTAACGCTGATTCTCTTAAAAGAGTAGATTCACCGAACGGATCCACCATGGTCAGCAACTTCTCTTTGACTTTTTCCCTGTGATAAAACTCAGCGACATAGATTTTCTTGCCTGCCCCGCCGATCCAGGGGAATGTATAGGAGTGCTCGGGATGCTTGAAAGAACTTTCTGATATGGTGTCAAGATCTTCGCCAGTCAGTTCCTTAACAAGTTTTTTATAACCATCCTCAGAGTATGCGCTTAAATGAGAATAATAATCAGCATCAGACTTATCGATCCTCTTTGCGTTCGGGTCCCAGTATCCGTTATTGTTCGCCTCGTACACCGGCCGGCGCACGATTATCTGTTTCTTGTTCCCGGTTTTGTTGGATTTGTACTTTGTTTCAATGATCCAGGCACCCACGCCGCACTCAACAGTTTCTTGTTCCGCATTAGAAAAAGACTCAAGGGATGTGTTGTGGTTCGCGTCCCTTCGATATAGCCCGTCTGCCAGGTCCGCTACATCGTCGGGTGTATCGTTGATCGATTCAAAATCATTCTGTACCGGGTTGGATGCAAGGTCGGCAAGAATCTGTCTAATAGCGCTCCTGATCATGTCAAACTCACCACGATATTCTAAGAGTCCTTGCAATAAATTGCCGTCATAATGAGATACTCTGCAAAATATTCTGTCGTATGCTGCAAGTAATCTATTGTCAGTTCCAGAGTTGTAGGCTTTATCGTGTAATCGCTTGAGGTCTGTTAGTTTTAATGGCATGACACTCCCTCAACAAGACTATCTGCGAGTTCTATAAGTTTAGGATCAGGTTTTATAACTTCTCCCGATTGTTTTAATAACATTTCAAACATATCAAACATTATTGAGAGATTAAAGATAGTCTCTCCCGGTGAATGTTTATAGTCAAAACAAAATGCATCGTCTTCATAAGGTACATCATGGATCGTTAGAATTTGTTCATTCATTAGAATTAGTTTTAATGGCATGATCTTCTGCGCCTCGTTTCTGTTGTACGTCCCAGGGGTTTTATTGGTCTCGGCATTACGAACACTGGTTTTTTTCCTATACTTCCCACCTTTTTAGCATAACGGCGCATCATATAAGCATATCGACCGGCATCTAATATATCGTCAAATACCTTAACTATTTTTCCCTTTTCATCCCTATGATATTGACGATGCTCCGCCATTAAATCAGGTTGCCCCTTAAATATCTTATACCGTCCTTGGCGTTGGAGATTCGCTATTTCATACAAACCATTCTCAACCGACACACCGCCATTGGGCCAGGTTGCATGATTCGCAAGAAGGGAGAAGCCTGCGTTAATCCAGTTCTGTTTTTGTTGCATGGCTACATCTTTGCCTTTTTCATTCTGTAATCCATCTTGTGGCCATGCTACCGGAATGTTTTCCGTCCATGATTTTGTAGCTCCAAAGGCATCATTGGCGCTAACTTTTGATTGACGCCACGAGTTGGTAATATAATAAATATTATTATCAGGGTCATGTACCATCCTTACAAATGCCTGGGGATGATCCCAACCAAAGTCCACACCACAAATTACACTCCAAAAATCAGGGATTTCAAATGGATCGCACATAACATAGTCGTCTGCTATGTCATAGATACGACCATGCCCAAGCATCGGCTCGCCTTCTGATCTCATTTTCCTTTGATACTCTGGATATTGAGATAATAGACGCTCTTTCTTTTCGCCTGTCATGTGCGGAGCGTCATTCCAACCAATTTGCATATATGATTGATCTGTTGATGGTTTGTCGCTGAACTGAATTACAAGCTCGGTTCGACCATTTTCCGGGGTGAATGTATAAATTATTCGCCCGCCCTTTCCTTGGTCGCCGTTTATCGTCCTGGTTAATAATTGCGGTCTGATTGTCTGGTCTCTTGGTTCTTCATCAACATGCACCCAATCCACAAGATCGCCCATTATTGCGTGTTGCCCCTGCGTGTATGACCAAAACTGAACTGTTGAAACGCCTAATTTGTGCTTTACCCGCACCGTTCGCATTGCATTAACTGTGCCTTGGGCTGATTCATAACTGTGTATTTTGTCGCTTGTTATCAGTCCGCCTTTGAATCCTTTTTGGGGAGTAAACTCTCCGAATAACTCGTTTTGCAGCAGATCGCGGGTCTTTTCCATCGAGTATCCGAGACACCAGCATTTCGGGGCAAAGTTGAATTTATAGCCTGGATAGTCTTCAGGGTAATCCCCTGTCAAATGGTAGGCATCCATGGTTGTTCCAACTCTCGTTTTGCCAATCTGATTGGCAGCACACAAACACGACTCATAATAATTGCTAGTGTTCTCACAAAATTGAGACTGCCACGGATAGAACGATTTGAAATGTCTTGATAGCTTGAATGCGTCGAAACGTCGCTTCTTTTCGCTTAACGCTAAAATCAAGCCTATCTTTTCGGGTCTTGTTTCTGGTATTTTAATCGCTGTTTGCATCGATTTGACCAATTAATCTTTTAATCCGATTGTCAAGTTCATCATCTGACTCATTGTCAAGTTTGCTAACGACTTCGTGTTTCTGACTCGGCATTGCGTCGTGTAGCTGCAACGCCAGGTCAACCGCCTTGAGTCTATGGCCGTGCGCCACAACGTCATATTTAACCAAGCTTTCTCCGGTCCCGAATTGTTGACCTTCGGGGCCTTCGATTAAAAGACCGGTATTCACAATAAGCTTGAACCCTTTCGGCAACTGATCGGGGGTTATCGCGCCTTTGAGCTTAACCACCTTCGTCTCTTGAGCCTTGAGCGCGTCACGCAAACGCTTCAGCACCTTGTCGAGCTTCGGGCCTTTCTCTTGTAAGAGCTGAACGGTCCTTTCTCTTGCATTATTAGCAGCTTGTGTGCCAGCCTCTATCTTGTCTTTGTCTATGTCTACCATGTCATAATGTACTTAAAACACTACGAATTCCTTGTCAAACCGGCTTTATGCGGTTTTTTTTGTGTTATATGGGGGCTAAATGGGGTAAAAATGTACCCAAATTCATGATTTTTTATTTTTCATGATTCTATTAAATTCTATAAACCATAAATCGAGTTCTTGCGGTGTGTTTGTGGGCCTACCCTCTGGCGTTCTGAGGATAGGCATTTTATATAGTTTGTGCCATCGCTTCGCTACCTTCCAGCCTACATCGAAATGGTTTGCAATGGTCTTCCAGCCCGTAAGCCAGCCAACATCACTCACCGGCCAAACCCTTTCGCATTTTATCAGGATCGGTGTTCATGATCCACCACATTAATTGATTTTCGGGAGTCCGCAGCTCCTCTTTAGCGGCTTTACAAATGGCTTGATATAAATCTTCCCGGTCCTCAAAATCCAACTCCATTAACAGGGGATGCACCTTAGCCGTTTCGATAACCACTGCAGCCGCTTTCTCATCAATTGGCGTTCCTTTTTCAATAGCCATAACTATTTCCTCCGCCTCCTTTTCCTTGTTTTCTCTATCGCATTTGGCACATATTATTCTAAAACCGTCCGGGGACTTAGCAACACGGTCAAAGTAATCTTTGGCCAGCTTGGTTTCTTTACACTGCTCACAATATTTACAATAACTCTTTTCTACCATCTCTCTTTTCTCCTTATCTTTTTTTGTGCCCCAATGATCGGGGCGGGATTGTCGTAAAAAGTCCATTGTCGGGTACTGTTTGTTTTCCAGCGCATCGGCATACTGCCCGGGCAAAAGACAGGTATCACAAGGTGGTTGCCTCTTGGATGTAAATTCGTGATCACATCCCCGGCACGGCGGTTTTAAATTTTCATTCAACAAGATTTGATTTCTCCTTTCAAATACCTCAAAATAACCGCCACCG